GATAAATTCCGTGAAGAATTTGATAACGAATGGGAAATGCCTTTGCCCATTTATATAAACACATATTAGCATAAATAATTGAATATGCAGCCTATACAAATAATCAGCCAGGATGTTTTCGACAAAGTACGCAGTCGGTTCTCTAACCTAGAAATGGGAGATCAAACAGGCGCCGTAACTATTGATCCTACAGAAGCAAGATTTTTTGATTTTGATTTTGTAGTCGAAGGTAATAATTTAGGGCGGGTTAGTATTAGTTTAAATGATCTAGGCAGTTTAAAAGTCTACTATAGCCAAGGAATTACTGAAAATCACGACGACCCTGTTAAGAAAGAATGGTATAATTTCCTAAGAGAAATGCGTTATTTTGCCATGCGTAGATTATTAAGATTTGATACTAGAGATATTGCCAAAACAAACCTTGATAAAAATGATTTCAAACATCTAGCAGTTACACAAGGGCCAGAGGAACCGGATATGAAAAATATGAATGAATCGCGATGGGATGGTAAAAATTCTCGCAAGACCAGTCGTGCAGTTGCAGGTAGAACCGAAGTTATTGTACGCCACGCAAAACCAGTAGAAGAAACTTATCCTGGAGCACGTAGTCAAAAAAATAACATCAAAGCAATCTTCATTCAAAATGCAGATGGTGAACGATACAAGTATCCATTTATACATCCAGCTGGTGCATTTGCTATGGCACAACATGTGGACCACGGCGGCATTCCTCACGATCCTGCCGGTAAGGCCATTATTCAAATGAGTGAACAAATTGCTCAATTACAAGAATTTCAACGTAAGATTCAGCGCACAAGTCTACACGATGATGCACACGGTATTGCAGAAAGAGCGGTAGGAAGATTAAATGAGCTTAAAGCCAAAATTAATGCGATCGGCAAGCGTCACCATTATGAAAATTGGATGATGGAACTTACCAATCAGCCCGTCCTCGACGATGACATTATGGAATTAGATGCTGTAACTATGGAGGAGTATAAGAGTAAATTTACACAAAGTACTTTCCAAGAAGAATTAGCCGGTTACTTCCCTCTATTACATAAGATCATGAAAGAAACAAGTCGTATGGAACTAGAAGATTATGTAAGTGAAGCAGACACAGAAGAATCTACAGAAGAAGATTTAACTAAAGAAGATGCATTTAATCAATTTGAAATGTGGGCCGAAGCCACAGAACAAGGTAAATTAACTGATGATCAAATTGCTGCATTAAAACAGGCATTAGATCAATTACCACAAGGTCCTGCAGGCCCAACATTACAGTTAGGACCAGAAGGACAAACTGCAATTCAATTCTTTAATGAACTCGGTATTGATGATAAAGAATTAGAAGAAAAATTAGAAGCTGCTGCAAAATTAGATCCTGCTGCAAATGGATTAGATGCATTCGCATTATGGGTAGAACAAGATTATCCAGAGTTAGGAGTAGTATTAGGTATTAGTGGCACGGGTGAGCAACCGCCTGCTCCACAACAGGCTGCTGCCGAAGCAACACAGCCAGACAGTGCTACACCCCAATCTACTAATATCATGTCGGCAGAAAATGATGAAGCAACTATGGGCAAAGGAATGATGCCAAAAGAAGGTATGATTAAAGAGGTGGCAAAAATTGTAAAGAGTTTTTATAATCGTGATAATCCAGAAGTCGGGCCATTCCGTGGCCATGAAGGCATTGCTATAGACGTTAAAAAATCAATATCAGAAAAATTTGGTGAAGAAGCCGGAGAACAGGCAAGAGAATTAGCTGAAAAATTTATGGAAAAATTAGCGCAAGAATGGCACCAAAAACATGGCAAAGTAGAACATGATGGTCTAGCAAGATTAAAAGAATTAGTAGGCAATGTTAAACAAAAAGTCGAAAGTATGGAAAGTGCTAAAGAATCAAAAGTAAATGTTCCAGAAATGGCAGATATATTAAAATTAGCTGGCATTAAGAAAATCTAAAATAAAATAGTTGACATGATAAATAAAGTAGCATACAATAAACCGTATGCTACTTTTTTCTTTTTAGTCAGTTGGCTTTAAAGAAATGGCATAACAAAGGCAATACATTAAGGAGAACATTATGGCCTCATTAGCAGAAATTCGCGCAAAGCTTCAGGCAAGCGCACAAACCGGTAATAATCAATCAGGCGGCGGTGACAACGCCATTTATCCGCACTGGAATATCTCAGAAGGACAGACTGCAACAGTTCGTTTCCTTCCAGATGCAGATACAAACAACACTTTTTTCTGGATTGAACGAGCAATGATCAAGCTGCCGTTTGCTGGCATTAAGGGCGAAACCGCCAGTAAGCCAATTCAGGTACAAGTGCCTTGTATGGAAATGTGGGGCGAGAGTTGTCCAATTCTTACAGAAGTTCGCCCGTGGTTTAAGGACAAGAGCCTTGAAGACATGGGGCGCAAGTATTGGAAGAAGCGTTCATATCTATTCCAGGGTTTTGTTGTTGATAATAAGTTACCCGAAGATCGAGTTCCAGAAAATCCAATTCGCCGCTTTATTATGAGCGCACAGATTTTTAACATTGTTAAGAACGCACTTATGGACAGTGAGATCGAAGAGTTGCCAACGGATTATGTCCGAGGATTAGACTTTAAGATTGTCAAGACCAGTAAGGCCAGTAAGGGCGGATTTGCCGATTATACTACTTCGAATTGGGCTCGCCGTGAACGCGCACTTAATGCAGAAGAGCAGGCAGCAATTGCCAAGTATGGTCTGTTTAATCTTTCCGAATTCTTACCCAAAAAGCCAGGTCAAGTTGAGCTTAAGGTCATGAAGGAAATGTTTGAAGCATCTGTCGATGGTGAAGCATACGATCCGGATCGTTGGGGTCAGTACTTCAAGCCAGCAGGATTTGGTGGCAGTGGTCAGGCGACTGGTTCCACAACCTCTCCTAAGGCAGCAGTTGCCGACGAGGTTGACGCAGATGAGGAAGTAGCTGCTGCTCCAAAAGCAAAAGTAACTCAGACTGAATCAACAGGTGGCGATGCTAGCAGTCGTGCTGCTGATATCATTTCGATGATTCGCAAGCGTCAGACTGCACAATAATAGGAGATAGATTATGGGAAAGGCCTTCGATATTTCGAAGTTCCGTAAATCTATTACCAAATCGATTGACGGACTCGGAGTTGGATTTAACGATCCAACAGACTGGATTTCGACCGGTAATTATGCCCTTAACTATCTAATCAGTGGGGACTTCTTTCGAGGAGTCCCCCTTGGTAAAGTTACGGTATTTGCTGGAGAATCTGGTGCAGGTAAATCATATATCTGCTCGGGTAACATTATTAAAAATGCTCAAGAACAGGGCATTTATGTTATTTTAGTTGATAGTGAAAATGCGTTAGATGAGTCGTGGTTACACGCTCTTGGTGTTGACACAACAGAAGAAAAATTGCTGAAATTAAACATGGCAATGATCGATGATGTAGCGAAAACCATTAGTGAGTTTATGAAAGAGTATAAGGTTATGCCGGAAACGGAACGACCAAAGATTCTTTTTGTAATCGATAGTCTCGGTATGTTAATGACTCCGACTGATTTAAATCAGTTTGAAGCAGGTGATTTGAAAGGCGACATGGGTCGTAAACCTAAGGCATTAACAGCACTAGTTAGAAACTGTGTCAACATGTTTGGTAGTTGGAATGTTGGGTTAGTTTGCACTAATCACACATACGCTAGCCAGGATATGTTTGATCCAGATGATAAAATTAGTGGTGGCCAAGGCTTCATTTATGCAAGTTCTATCGTAGTTGCTATGCGTAAGTTAAAGTTAAAGACAGACGCAGATGGCAATAAAACTTCTGAAGTACATGGCATTCGCAGTGCTTGTAAGATCATGAAAACTCGTTATGCTAAACCATTTGAAAGCGTACAGGTAGAGATACCTTACTCGACCGGAATGAGCCCGACATCCGGACTGGTTGACATGTTCGAGAAGATGAATGTATTATCCAAGGTGGGCAACAAGTTAGCATACACTGATAAAGATACAGGTGAAATTATCGCAGAGTTCCGAAAGAACTGGACTGAAGATAAATTACATTTGATTATGAAACAGTGGGATGCTAATGCAGTCTTAACTGCTACAACTCAATCAGAAGAAGAGGAAACATGATAGAAGAAGATATGATCATTGAGATGTGGGATGTATTCAAAGAGTATATTCCTGAAAAGAATAGGGAAATTGCCGCTAGTCATTATGTAGATTTCCTATTAGGCCGAGATGTGGGATTATCTGTATTAGGTAATATTACTGGATACGATCCTCATATGGACGCTGCCATTAATCTTGCTCTCAAGGAAGATGGCGATTACGAAGATGAAGATGAAGACGAGGATAATTGGGATTCCGACGAAGATGATGAGGAATATTAATGAGTTGGTATGCTAAGGTCAGTAAAGACATAGCACATCTTCCTCAATGTTTAGAATATTTCTATAACGAGCTGGACGAGGCGCGATCCGAAGTCAAAATTCACGGTAACGTGGAAAGGGCTTCGGCGGCCTTGCCCGGCATCGTTGAACAAAGATTCAACCAATTGCAAGAAATAGAAGCTATTCTTGAATACCTCAATATAGAATTGCGCAGAATAAAATCTAAATCTTTTAAAAAGTATTTAGAAAATTACCAACGGGCATTGAGCAGCAGAGATTGCGAAAAATACGTCGAAGGAGAAGCAGACGTAGTTGATATGGAAAAGATTATCAACGAATTTGCCATGCTGCGTAACCAATGGTTGGGTATTGTTAAAGCATTGGACATTAAACAATGGCAGTTGAGTAATATTATTAAACTTCGGGCCGCAGGCCTTGAAGATATTACAATTTAAGTATATAATATCTATATGATTACTGTAGAGGACTTAATTTTAACATTAGCATATGGTTCCGGGGCCACTGTTAACGCATGGGATCAAAAAATAATCTACAGTTTTGCTGATCAGATTAGTCGAGGCACTGGGTTTACGGAAAAACAAGCTACCTTGGCTGTAAAAATCTTAAAAAGACATAAAAAGCAATTAGAAGGTTCTTTAAGATTATATATCGGTGATTTTTATGAAAATCCTGTGTATAAATTCCCATTGAGAACTATTAATAATTCGAAAAAAATATCGATTATTTCAAAGAATACTCGAAATAAATTTATTAAAGTAGAATTTCCGTATAATGAAACATATATAACTCATATACGACAAAATAAAGATAAGTTGGATCTTGCTGTATGGGATAAAGAGGAAAAATCCTGGATGTTTTCATTATCTGAAAACAATTTAAAATTTTTGATGGACTTATCGATTAAAGAAAAATTTGTTGTTGATGAAGAGTTCCAAGGTTATTGTGAACAAATTCTTAATATTATAAAAAATATGGAAAATTATGTTCCTATGTTAACTATGGAAAATAACCAGTTAAAATTCAAGAATATTTCAGAAAATATTCCAGATTTGAATACCAATGATTTAATAGAGTCGGTATTTGTGGCAAGAAAATATGGGATTACTACATTGGATGATTCAGTATGTTCGGCGATAGATAATTCTGATATATCGGACGTGGTTAAAGAGTTTTTAAAAACCGATCCTGGTGAAAATTTTCACCTAAATTCGGAAAAATACACAATTTCCGAGTTATCTCTGTTTGTAAAACATTTAAGTCCTTGTTTGTTTATTATTCCAGGAGGAGACGAATTAAACTCCTTGAAGAAAACTTTAGAATTTCTAAATAATTTAGAAATCTCTAATGAAACAATCAGTGTGATGTTTAGACTACCCTCAGAAACTGACAAAGAATTTAATGATTTTGTCAAAAATTCTAATTTAAATTCTCCGATAAATGAAAATACCAAAATTGTTTTTATTAGCGGAAAATTACCTAAGCCTGTATTAAGCTCTAATATCCATTTTAATTCGATTATTAATTTAGGTTTTAAAAATGCACATTACAGCATTAAAAATTACATATTGAACCACGAAAATTCGATATCTTTTACTAAAGAAACACCTCAGAGAGAATTTAATTTTGAAATCGTGTAAGATTATAATTAAAGACGAAGTTAACATTAAGATAGATAATCTAGATCTTGATGCTCGTAAGGCTTTGGTTAAAAAATTCAAATTCGAAGACCCTACTGCAAGATATAGACCTGCATTTAAATTAGGGAGATGGGATGGTACTGTAAGTTTTTTCGGGATCGGTGGCACCACCTATCTTAGTATGTTAGAAAAAGTATTAGAGTACTTAGAAAGTAAAAATTATTATATTGAAGTAGAAGACCTGAGAACTAGCCCGGTGTTGGAATTTCCTGAAATTTCTGAAGATTTTTGGGGAAATATGACTTGGCCACCCGGACATATTGCTGCTGGACAACCGATTGTTTTACGAGATTATCAGGTGGAAGTTATCAATAATTTCTTAAAAAATCCACAAGCATTGCAAGAAGTTGCTACAGGAGCAGGTAAAACAATTATTACTGCAACCTTATCAAAAATCTGTGAAAAATATGGAAGAACAGTAACTATTGTTCCTAATAAAGGGTTAGTAGAACAGACTGAAGAAGATTTTATTAACTGCGGATTAGATGTTGGAGTATATTATGGAGATCGAAAAGATCTAAATAAAACTCATACCATTTGCACATGGCAAAGTCTTAATATTTTAGAGAAAAAATCACACGATGCCGAAGATGATATTATCACATTAGCAGAATTTTTAGATGGTGTAAAAACTGTTATTGTCGACGAAGTACATATGGCCAAGGCAGAAGTATTAAAAAAATTACTAACAAATAATCTATGCAATGCTCCAATTAGATGGGGATTAACTGGAACTATACCCAAGCAGGATTTCGAGTATCAAGCACTTAGAGCCAGTTTAGGCGATGTAATCAATCATATTTCTGCACATGATTTACAACAAAAAGGCGTGTTAAGCAACTGTCATGTTAAAGTTGTGCAGACTGCCGAATGGAAAGAATTTAGCGGATATGCGGAAGAATTAAAATATTTGGTTACTGATGAGGATAGAATGACCTATATCAGTAATATAATAAGAAAAATCGGCGAGGATGGAAATACACTAGTATTAGTAAATCGCATTGATTCAGGTAAATTTATTATAGATCAGATTCCAGAAGCAGTATTTGTATCTGGAGAAGTTAAGACCAAGGATCGTAAGGAAGAATATGATGAAATTAAAACTGCCAATAACAAAATTATTGTGGCGACTTATGGCGTGGCTGCTGTGGGCATCAATATCCCTAGGATTTTTAACTTGGTCCTACTTGAACCCGGGAAAAGTTTCGTTCGCGTTATCCAGAGCATTGGGCGCGGTATAAGAAAGGCCGATGATAAAGATTTCGTACAAATTTGGGATATTACCGCTTCAACTAAGTATGCAAAAAGGCATCTTACCGAGCGGAAAAGGTTCTACAAAGAAGCCAAATATCCCTTTACAATTGAAAAGGTAAAATATCAATAATGCAAATTTTAACACTAGAAAACAAGACATTTTTTTTAAATGATCTCCCAGATGAAATAGATGAGGATCTTAGATTTTCTGTTTTAGACAACAGCGATAATCAAAATCCAGATCATTTCTTTGTTCCATTAATATTTTTAGAAAGTTTTACAGGCCCGGCTGTAGTATTAAAAATTGGAACATATGAGATAACTATGCCATTGGATTGGTGTACTGTGGTAGGAGATCCTGAAGGCCCAGACATGGAAGTGCTACCATTAACTAGCTTAAATGATCGCGGTTTTAAAACCTTTTGCTTTAATCCATTAACAGGTTTTCGCCCAGATTTCCTAGATATTGATATCATCGATGTTTATCAAGATGTTAAATGGTATTTTCCGAAGATGCGTCCAGGGCAATTATTATGCACTCCCTTGCATGGAGGAGATAAACCAGTTTGTGCGTATTTTGTTAAAGAAGTTTCCAGACAAAGCGAAATATTAGATTATACTAAATGCTGGTAAATTATGGATGAAAAATTAGCAAAAGGAATTCTCGGTAGTATTGCTTATAGTCAAGGAAGAAATAAAGTATCAGGACGACCAGTTAAACCTGTAACTATTACTGTACAAGATTTAATCGATTTGTACAATAAACAAAACG